TAGTTATAGTCCTATGGCATGGCAATCAAGGTCTTGGAATCAGGCATTGATTAGATTGCTTCCACTCTTGAGACATGGTTCAGCACTGGTCGTTATAAACCAGACTAGAGGCTCTATGGGGCCTGTAGCGGCTATAGAGACGATGCCGGGTGGGAAAGGGCAGCAATTCTTCGCTCATGGGGTCTTAGAGACACGTAGAGGAGAATACATCAAAGATAGCAAGGGTAAACGTTTGGGTTTCAATATTATTACTTCTCTTCAAAAAGATAAGTTTGGGGGAAAGCGATGGGAGCAGGTAGAGATACCATTTAGAGTTGAGGGCGGGATAGATATAACTGAAACTTACTTGAGAGAGGCGCTAAACTTAGGGCTTATAACCAAGAGTGGTGCGTGGTATACCAGTGACTTCTTTGGGGACGAAACGATACAAGGTTTTGATAATCTTAGATTAGTAGCTGCTGCAAATCCTGATAGTATGGAGAAGTTGGTTAGTGCCATACAGACACGGGACTAAACAAGAGAAACTTCTAGAGAGGTGTATAGAAGAGTTAGGTTTGCGTTATATTACACAAGCTAAATTTGGACAGTATGATGTAGACTTTCTTCTTACAGAACTTGATGTAGTAGTGGAAGCAGATGGGCCTTTTGGTCACCTCTCTAAAAGAGATGCTCGTCGAGATCAAGATTTGAAAGATATGGGGATTGCAGAAGTGTGGCACTTCAGAGAGAAAACTTTAAAGGATATAAAGGAAAGATTATGTCAGGAATTAAACAGATATCAAAATCAAATAGCATAGAGGCTTCTTCCGTTAGAACGGATATAGCTTTTACGTCGCTCATAGAAGAAGGTTTAGAGGGGTCAACCTCTCCTCCACGGACAGAGGTGTTCTATCCGTCTACGCTAGGTAATAAATGTGACCGTTATATGTACATGGCATATAATGGGATGATTACAGGAAATGTTATAGCTCCTAGAATTCGTAGGATATTTGATGTGGGGAATGCTTTCGAAGAACGGTTTGAGAAGTATTTATCTAATGTAAAACTATTGGTAGATAGGGAGTTACCAATCAAACATGAGTCTCCTCCTATTTCGGGGCGTATAGACTTCATAGTGTTTCCCGATGATCCGGTTCCCGTGGAATTAAAAACTATAAAACAAGAAGAGTATAAAAAATTGAGGGGGCCAAAACCGGAACATTTATTGCAACTTCAACTGTATCTAAATATGGGTAACTTTAAATATGGATATGTGTTATACGAGAATAAAAATACACAGAATTGGAAATGCTTTAAATTACAGAAGGATGAGCAACTTTGGGCAGAGGTTCTGGACAGATGTAATAGAATAATAGCTATGTCGGAGCCTCCAGAAAAATGTGGTGGCAATAAGTGGTGTAGTTGTAGAGAGGTAGAAGTATGAAAAAACGTTGGAGTTATGCTAATTCAATAAATTTAGCAGAAAATTACTTAGGAAGTGTGGGTCTTCCTACGTTTGCTATATCTCTCGATAAACCTGATGCCGATCTTAAGTTTTCTGATGTTATACATGCCACGGTAACTAAATTGGAAGAGTATTTGGTTATTTATGGGGGATATAAAAGTTTGTTAGAACAGCATGTAGCAGATATAGAAGCTCGTAAGGGGGCTATGGAAGCCCAGTTTGATGAAGCGTACAGTATAGCTATGTATCAGATAGCTGAGGAATACGTAGGTAAGGGAGAACGTAAACCCACGAAAGAACAATTACGAGGAGAGATAATGTTAACTAAAACATCTCTTGTCACGCTTAGACAAGATATAATAGATGCAACTGCGGTGTATATCAGATTGTTAGGGCAACTCAAATTGTATACTTCTGCATTTGCGACAGTCTCTAGGATAGTATCCCTTAGAACTCAAGCTTATAAGGATTCAGAATGATAGCAGGATTTGATTGTTCTTCAAAAGCCATACATCTTTCTCTTCTAGATGAGGATGAGAATTTAGTAGGCTTAGAAAAATTTGAAAGCAAGGATAAGGATTATGAAATTAGATTTTATGAAATACTCGACAAGTTTGAAGCTTATACTGGTATAATAGATATAAGCACAGCAGCGATAGAGTCCGCTATATACATACAAAATGCGAAGGCCACAATAGCCATAGCTTCGGTGGTAGCGGGAATAAAACTACAATTGCATAGGTCAGGTACTCCATTTGCTTCTGTGGATAATAGAAGATGGAAAAAAGTAATTATTGGAAAGGGAAATGCTTCTAAAAGTGAGATAATGGATTTTTCCATTTCTCAATGGGGAGATTTATTTCCAGAGCAGGATTATGCAGATGCTGCTTGTATAGCATTGTGGAGGAAAAGAGATGGCAGATAAATTTAAGATGTATGTTTCTAGGGCTGGTTCTAAAGAAGAAGAGCCTGTGGTATATGAAGATAGGTTACCAGAAGGAATTACGCCAGAAGATTTAAAAGAAAAGCATGGGGTAGTTATCTGGTGTAAATATTATGCCTGTGTCCATAATAAACAATTTGACGATACCCAAAGAACTACAGGAACGCTACGGAAGAATGATTCATGGAAACCGATTGTTGAAAGAGAGAATGTTTGGAATGGTCTTTGCACCAGAGATGAGATTGGGATAGATTTTCAAGCGTTCTTTTCTAACGGAGCTAAATTTAAAGTACCTGCCTGTTACAATGCGGCTACTGGTGAAACAGGATACATGGACTTTAGTAAATTACTACAATCCGATGGGTCACCTTATGGTGGTAGCATAGAGTCACAAAATACTGAACATGCAGGGTATTAATAGGAGTCGTAATGCCTAAAAATATACCCGTTGCAGTACGCTTAAAAGGAATGGAATTATATCTAGCTAATAGTATGAGCGCACGAGAGATTGCTGAACATCTTACAGTGAATTATAGTATTGGTGTAAGACCCCCAACTATATATGCGTGGGCTAAAAAATATGATTGGGATTCCAAACGTAATCAAGTTGCTATTCAAGTTGATGATAAGATAGTAGCTACTGAAGCTAGCAGAGTTTTTGAGTTACAAGATGAACAATTAAAGATTTATCAAGATATACGAGAAAAGGCTTCTAATGAGTTAGGTAATTTAACTTTTACTAGGGCTTTAGATGCAGTGAAAGCCGCAGACGTAGGTATACAAGGCGAGCGTAGAGTTTTAGAGGGGCTAATAAATTTACAATTTGTGCAGGAAGTAATGAGAGTGTTGGTAGATGAGATTGATGACGCAGACCTGTTAGCTAGATTAGCGGGGAAATTAAAATTATTAGTGTCCACAGAGGAGCAGAATGCCGCAAGAAGTAGTAACTCTTAAAGAAGCGTTCGGACTCCTCTCTACAGGGATAAGAAATAGCGAGAAAGTAGCTATAGGTTCGTTCTGGGAATTTGTCCGAGATGTTTGGGGTTTGAGTTTCCAACGTCCTGAGTTGTTTCGTGCTTGGCATGTTAAATTTTTATGCGAAGAATTAGAAGCGACGGTTAAAGAGAAGAAAAATTATACTGCGGTACTACCTCGTGCTCACTTTAAGAGTACTATTTTAGGACATGCCTTTGCTATATGGACATTATTAAAGGCTAAAACTGATACTAGAATTTTATATTTATCTTATAGTGATACTATGGCTAAGTATCATATGAGCGAAATAAATAAAGAGGTGGCACGGAACCCCCTCATAACTAAGTGGATAAGGAATGAGGCTCCTAAAGCTGATTACACATTTCGATATCGGAATAATAACAATGGTAGTTCTTTAGAAATAGCGCACGGTGGACTGTTCTCCTTTAAAAGAGGTATGCATGTTAATGGTGCGTTGATAGCCGATGACATTCTAAAAGACCCTGAAAACCCTCTTAACCTTTCGCAGATTGTTAAAATTGAAGAACATTTTATGACAGAATCTATGTTCATACCTAACCAAGGTGTACCAGTTGTAGTGATGGGTACTCCCATGCTACCCGGAGATATTTTAGCAAAGCTTGAAACAGATACTCGATTCAAATATAGGAAGCTTCCTGCATTTGATCCCGTGCCGGGAAGAAGAGTGCTGATGCCAGAATT